CTTCTCTCCTAAGGAAAATGGAGTTATTTTCTATAACAGGAATCTTTTGGCCTTCTTTATAATAAAAATGAAAAAATTAAATTTAAAAAATAATTTTCTTATTTTGAGTTACAAAGTAGTGAGTTGATTAATTGAATGTGAAAACAAACAATTAATAGTGGCTCTGCCTAAGTTACAATCAATGATAGAAAAGTTAGACTTAATAGGTAAATCTAGAGGACAACCTTTCCTTATTTCATATATGAAAGAAGTAAGGATGCTCTTCTTAGCTTACCTATCTGGGAAACCAGTTAAGTCAACTCTTGTATCATGTACTGTAAAAGGGTTACCAAAAATCTTGGCGTTCTATAATGAATATAATAGTAGGCAAGAGTCTTTCCGATTATTTTTAATCCGATTGATTCTTACTATATTATATTCAAGTAGAAGCCTTAATCTAGGAAGAAATCCCGATATAACTTCAATCATTCAAAGCCAACAGAAAGTTGGTGTATTGCCTGATATGAGGTTAATGGTGGATTCTTTCTGAAAAGATTTAGGTTTCCCAAATCCCGCAGAAAGCATTCCTAAAAGACTATTATTTAATAGATTTCATTTGACAACAAAAAGTGGTCCCTCTAAAGGAGGGAACGCTCTTTGAACTTCAATGCTTGATTTATTTTGTTTACCAGAAACGGTAATTCATAATATAAAAATCATCGGAGGTCCAAAATTATCTAAGATAATAGATCTTTTATTAACTTCTCAAGATATTCTTAATCGATTACCCATTTTAATGGGAGTCGGTGAAAGATATCGGAAATTAATTTGGTTTCCTGATAAAGAACTAAAAACTCGTATTATTGCAATTTTAGATTACTGGTCTCAGACCAGTCTTCGTCAATTACATTCGTACTTATTTTCAGTTTTAAAAAGAATTCCACAGGATATGACTTTCGACCAAGGTGCCTTTTTAAATATAGTTGCAAATAAAGAGATTTATTATTCAATAGATCTCTCTAACGCAACAGATAGGTTTCCAATGGAAACTATCGTTTTATTATTAAAAGGTAGACTCCCACATGATTACGTGGAAGCCTGGAGATCAGTGATGGTAGACTCTCCATTTGATTACTACGGTAAGATGATTTCTTACGCTGTAGGTAATCCAATGGGAGCTTATTCATCTTGAGCTTCCTTCAGCTTGGCGCACCATTTTATCATTTACTACTGTTGTACTCGCCTAGACATCAATTGGAAAGAACTTCCATATGTGATGTTAGGAGATGACTTGGTAATTTGTGATAAAAGAGTTGCGGAGTTATATATGATAACGATAAGAGAGTTAGGGATGGAATATTCTGTCCCTAAAACTCATATTTCTTCCCATTTATTTGAATTTGCTAAACGCTTATTCTTAGATGGGCACGAAATCAGTCCCTTTCCTATCTCAGCTTTAAATGAATCCGGTAAAAGGTATTATGCCTTTACTGATCTTCTTTTAGAACAGAGTAAGAGAGGGTTCTCTTTTGTTAACAATATCCAAGGTGCTGTATCATTATACTATGGTATGGTTAAATCTTTAACATCACGATTAAAAGTGATGTTATCGACTAAATCATACTTCACTAGTTTAATACTACAAAGTATTAATGGTACCCTTCCGATTAACGATAGTTTTAACACTATCGCTACATCATTAGGCCTACCAATGGATCCTCTGCTAACTATCAAAGAATGCAATAGCATTCTTGAAAATATAGCAGTTGAGTCATACAGTGAATCTAATCCGTTATCCAATATAAAGTCTAGAAGACCTTGTATAGGACTTGGTAACTTAGCTATTAATATAGTTATGTTACTAACGGATGAGACACAGTGTCCTGATACTGAGCGCGG